TAAGTTCCTGCTAAATCTCCTGAAACATCTGCTCTGAATTGGAGCTTATCTTTAGAAGGACTTGTAGCTTGCCAATATTCGACAGAAGTAGGTCTTCCAAAAGCATCCGTAAGTTGGATAATATCAGTATAAGCATCCTTCAGTATAGCATTAGTACCGTAAGATCTTAGAGCCGATTGTAGCTCTGAAAAAGACCCTTTTAGTGTCTGTCCAGTGTTTAACTGAGTCTGCTTTACGTTCCTAAAGTCTAACTTATTATTTACTTTATTATCACTTTCACTCATCAACTAATCCTTAGTTACTTGTAGTTATTGCTCGAAACTTTAAAGTTCCGCCTGAAGTTAGGTTGGAAGATTTATATTGCACTTGTCCTGAAGCTGTGATATCAAATTCTATTCCTGAATCATCTCCTACACCTTCTACTGAAATTTCCCAATCACCTGCTCTTTGTATACCTTCTATATCAAACTTTTCGTATAAAGAATCTCCACCTCTATCTATAGAAACTTGAGCCTCGAAAGATCTAACTACACCATTGGTAAAACTAAATCCTACTATATCCGTTAAAGTCCCAACATTATTACTAAAAGTAAATGACTGTTCTGTTATATCTCCGCCGCTAAAACCTATGTAAGCTTTAACTGAGTCAACTGATGGGGCTTGATCAGTTTCAGAACCTGCCATAGAATTTACAACTGCTGCTACTCTTGCCCCTGCAGCGTCAACATATGCTGAGTCATTAACTAATTCTGATATATTATCACCTGATTGTAATGCTGTCAAGGCTTTTGATTCAACATCATCTAAATCTACTGGTTGAGTTACTGATATAAAATCTACTTTATCTAATTGAGCTTGAGTTGCATATTTTCTAGTTGCACTTTCAGCTAAATCATCTGTATCTTTTGTAGCCAATCTTGTGTCAAAATCTGAATCAAAATCTGCAGCATTATACTTTTCATTGTCTAGTTCGTTTACAGCACCTTGAAGGTCCGTAGCTGAAATATTACCTGTCGGAGTATTTGTGATTTGATTTGCTGCATGTTTTGCAGGATCAGCATTTAAGTGAGCTGTTAAGTTATCTTCTGTACATGAGTTGGAACTACATCCCAATCTGTAGGATCTGCCGGAGTATAAGTGATTTCTGAAGCATCATCTTTTTTTGCTATTTCATCATCAACATAAGTTTTGATTGCTTGAGAAGTTGCTATGTTAGTGTCCGAAACTGCACCAGAAATGTCAGTTTGAACTACGCCTGTTTTAAAGTTATCCGTTTCTATGTTACTTATTGTATTATTGTCTGCGTCTATTGTTTTATTTAAAACTGTTTGTGTATGATTTGTAGTTAATATTTCATGAGTAGATCCTACTTCTCCAATTCTAAATTTAGATTGAGTTGTTGAGTCATATCCAATTTCAACATCAGTAGCGTCTGACATTTCAACTGTAAGACCTGCATTTTGAGTATCAGCAGAAGCTTGAGTTCCGCCCTTATTTATAGTGATATTTGCATCTTCAACATCTAAAGTTTCAGTATTTACTGAGGTAGTATCTCCGTTTACAGTTAAGTCTCCGTCAATAATTAGATTATTAATTCCAGTTACATTATTAGAATCATCAACGTCAATACCAGTAGCTTCTACATCTATCCCTGAAGTTCCAACAGACTTTACTAACTTATTGTCAGTCATTGGAGTTGCTGCATTAATTTTACCATCTAACTCATCTTGAATCTTCTGAGAAGACCAAAGAGAAGTTGTAGTTGTAGTTGCATCATCTAGTGGTCTATGCTCATCTACTTCGTAATTTAAAAGATTATTATGATTAATCTGAGTCTCATCTAAATCTATATTTAAGTCTTCGTCAGCTCCCGGATTATCAGTAGTTATTACAACTCTAGTAGAACCTGCTATTATTTTTTCTTCTAAAAATCCCGGACTCGTATCATCTGTAGAAACCTTAACTCTTTTGTCGTCGGTTCCTCCGGCAGCATCTAAATTGATCGAAATATATGTATTCGCCATGTTTTATCCTTTATATTTTAGTGTCGTCTTCTCATTTGAATAACACATCTATCTATTGTTATAGCTCCAGTGTTTACTGATACTTTAACTCTCATAAAATGGGTTCCTGAATCATTTAAGTCCCATATATGACTTCCTGATTGTTTCAAAATCAACACTTACTGCGGTAGGAGTAGTTATTAGCTCTTCTACCAAGATCATATCTAAAACACTCATTATTTATCTCCCTTTTTTTCGTATGCGTTTGCTGAGGCTATTCCGATACATATCATAGCTATAGATCCTGATGTGTCGATACCGCTCCACATAGCTGCCCCAAGAATTAACATTCCTATAAGTGCTAGTGAACTTCTTCTGCAGCTAAAAATCTCTTTCATATTATCCTCTAATTCCCATAATACTTGATTTCTTACATTTTTCTTTTTTCTTCTTTTTATTCTTTTCCATCATGTCTTTTAACTTTTTCCATCTAGGAGCTTCCATGAATCCATTACTATCTTCTTTCTTTTTTTCTTGTTTCTTTTTATGGTCGTCATAATTAAACATCTTAAATCTCCTCTACTTCTTAACCCAACCTTTTAACTTTTTAAAATATTCTACTTGTCCTAATCTTTTTTTAGCTTCGGCTTTTGTTTTATATCCGCTTCCTAAGTTTTTTCTTTTTCCGTCTTTACCTTTCTTTTCTGATACTACTTTATAACCGCTTCCATCTTTTTCAATCATAGAGACTCCTTATAGTAATATGTAAACCTGTGAATTATTGTGTCGGCATCTCCGCCATCCATAAATTCTTCTGGGTATTTTCTTCTTAAATAATGTTCAAATTCTTCTATAACTATCACATCATTACTTCTTCTAAGATTTGCAGGAAGATCTCTCATCACTTGACGATATTCCATGAAAATCTTTTTATGCTTTTGTGGAGTCGGAACATCTGCTATAAATAACCAATCCGTAGATTTTAAAATTAAGTCACGCCTTTTTACTAGCTCTTTAATCTTGTTATCTCTATCATGAAGATGTTCTTCAATATATTCCACTTTATATTCTGCCGGAAGTTCTTGCTCTATAATTTCTTTTCCTGTGAAATCTTTAGATCTTCCTAGAGTTTTAGCTCCTTCTATTTTCTCATGACTATGAATTATAACCGCATCTTTACCTTTTGCTTTATGACCGCTAACCCAAGCTTCTGCTGCTTGTTTAGTTGGGAAGTTACCTTGAAAGATAGCTCCGTCATCTCTTGTTATAATTACTTTTACCATGAGAAATTCCTACTTTCGATTATCACTACTTTATTCTCGCAATTGAAAATACGTTTTCACTTCCCGTAGTACTTAATGTTGTATTAACATCAACATCTTGCCTTATTTGTACAGTGTCTCCTTTTTCTAAGTATAGGTGATCTTCAACACATACTGATACACCGACGATTACACTTGGTAACCTTCTAACTTTTTTATATTCTGCCGTACCATTTACTAATATCTCTAATTCGGCTCTTCCTATTGCAGTACTACCTGTCCCTGTTGTAGTTAAAGCTTTAACGTCGTAGAATCCACTTACAGGAACTGTATATACTCCTGTTGAAGAATTATAAGTATTGTGTGTATCAAATGATTGATCTTCATATACTATTATAGTTTCGGTAGTTCCGACACTCTGTCCACTGTTACTAGTATATCTCGCTGCTACAACTGCTGTGTCTAAAATGGTTTGAGGGTTAGCAAGTTTGTTTATTGAAATCCAGTGGTAGTCGTCAGATACTAATGAAACCGTAGAAGCTAATCTTATAGCAACCTTATCGCCTTTATTTAATTGAACTTGATAGTCGAAAGTTGATTGCGCCCCTGCAGATCCTGCATATTGAGCTTGTTCTCTTGTAAATCCCGAACCTCTATCAACAAATAACCTAGTATATTGAAGTCCCGCTCCGTTAGATGCTATACCTCCCTTTACTATGTATTCTCCGACTTCTGGTGCTTCAAAGAATCTATTAGATTCATCGAAACTGGAAGTAGTATCCTTGTCTATCGTAAAATGAACATTTTCAGTATTAGCCGTGATTGTGTCTGTGTTGTTTCCTGTACCTCTAACTGAAACCTCTCTATTACCAATATCTTCTGATAAGATCGTGTTAGATGACCAACCTTTTATTGGTACTTTAAATGACATCCAAGTTTTATCTCCATTAGTGAATGAAAAGGGTGATGATTGGTTTATAAAACTACGTCCACCAACTCCGTTATCATATGTCGGTCTTACTGTAACATTATCGATAAATTCAACTTGAGATGTAGTATATTTAGCTGTCCCTGCATCTAATATAGTAACCTCTGAAAAGGGGATTAAAGTTTGTTGAGTAACTTCGTCGTTTAGTTTATCTACATCTATTATCCCAATACTTGAAATGTCAATATCTAATATTGCAGAATTTGGTGCTCCGGTATTTGATACTAAAACGTAGAATTTAGCACTGTCTCCGACTCTTTTATATTTACCAGTGTATGTAGTATTTGATGTCCATGATCCCGTAGGAGTAAAATCTACCCAATCAGTC